TTATTGCCTTAAAAGGTTTTCTAAAAAAACCTCCTTTATATTCTCTAAGTCCTGTTTTTGGGTTTATCGTTCCACTACCCCCTAAACTCTTTAATATTTTAGATTCAACAAGATTAATATGAGCAAGTTCTGTGTCTCCTCCTCTACCTTTTTTCTTTGTTTGTTCTAGTACATCCTTGATATGTTTTTTACTATATTTTTTTAATGTTTTATGTTTATCTTTATTAAACATATCGGATATATGTTTTCTATTTTTCATTTATTTGTCCTCATCATTACGATATATACAGCTTTAGCCCAGTCTTCCCAGTTTTTAAACATATCAAGTTTACGACCGCTTTTACTACTTGCAGCAATTGGTATACTATTTGTTTTAAAAGTACCTATTCCTGCCATTTTGTTTGCAATCTCACGCCAATCATCATTTGGCATAGGTATAGGTAGTCTTTCATCCTTATAAATCCTTAAAACCTCTCTATACCAACGATCAAAAGTTATTTGACTTGGAAAAGGTAGATTCCTTATCATTGACCGTCTCCAATTTCAAAATTGATTAATATATTACCTACAGTATAAGGATAAACGCATGCAAAAGTTATATTTACAAACCTACCCTGTATTCTCATATCTATTTTACCTCTATTATTACCCATAAACAAATCAAATTCCAAAGGAACTATTACTTGTTTCTGTACTCCGGCATATTTAAGCATGCTAGAACCTATAACAAGTAATTCATTCTCTCTTCTTGTGTATAATTCAGGAGCAGGGAAATCCGGCTCTATCTCGGTAATTCTAATATATTTGTCCATTACTTTACCGTCTTTAGCAGGAGGAAATGCTGCATATCCAAACCAAGGAGTAGTAAAGAATGAAGGTATATTATGGACTGAATTATCGCTTCTTACCTCATAAAAACCTGTTTCCTGCTTCCATAGTGTTTTATAAGCATTAACAGGGTTATAAGGATAATTAGTGCAACTATCACCAAAACTTATTATATCTCCGCTTGCCTCATAAACTGTAACGCAATCCCTTTGTATTTCAGTATCATACCAGCTATTTTCTCTTACATTATAAACAAGCTCTCTAGTACATCCTATATCTGCTCTATTCCTAAACCTTTTTTCAGGGAAAGCCCATCTTATTTCTCCGTAACGAGCTACTTTATATCCATAAATTTTTTCTTTTTTAGTTAAATCAACATTTTCCAGAAACCATTCAAAATTTACATCATTTTTGATTGATTCAACTATTCCGTTATAAACAAAAGCACGATCAGTACCAAGCCAGAAGAAAAGACTATCGTACTGAACAATAGATTTTGGCGACATGACAGAAGAATTGGTAGTTATTTCCTCTCTTTGGAATTCAATAGGGGAATTAGGATTAGTTCCATCTGCAACGTTAGTTAGATATATTACGGAGTTCTGTGTCCAGAATAGGAATGTAGGAGCATTTGCACCTCCTCTAATAGAAGCACCAAATAGCAGTTTATTCTCCGATATTTTATATGAATCGGCATCAGAATCTCCGCTGTCATCAAAATCAAGAGGATTACTTGTTTTACTTCTTAATATAGTACCGTTATTGCCGTACATATATAAACAAGGAGAAGAATATATAATACCTCCTGACGGTATATTCCCATAATCGCCTAATAAAACATTAGTATTTACGAAATTTGCGTTATCATCTGTTACTGATTTATAATATAACACCCCAGGTCTATCGCTTAACATATTATTGCCATTGAAAGTAGAGAGTAATGCTATATAAGGTGTACCATCTTTAATAAATTTAACCGATTGCCAAGTTCTGGCTTGATCTCCGCCAAGTCCGGCTAAAACCGGTTTATCATTAGTACTATTAGATAATTCATTATTAAGAATACAACGATTTACTCCGGTTGAATGTGTATAAATCAGAACCGGATTAGTTCCGTTAAAATATATATCAATGTATGTAGGTTCAAGTCCTACAGGTCGATATATTTCTTTCTGTCCTTTCATTTTACGTATCCTGCCGTTAACGAATCTTATATATTGTCCATCTATACAATATTCATCCTGGAATTCTCCGGCATTTCTTTGAATACCCGGTTTATAAACTAAAGGTACACGCATTAATTGTTATCTCTTATTACAGTTCTATCAGCACTTCTGTCTTTATTGATTTTATTGATTGTATCTAATTCCTCATTAAACAGATTTTTATATTCAGCAAGTTTAGCCGGATTATCTAAAAACAAAGACGCTTCAATTAGACAAGAATAAAGAAGTAAATCAGGATAACGATGCGTTAAGAAATTTGTTTGATTTTCATTATTAAATAACGGGATACCGAGGTAAATTATATCAAAAGTATATGATTGATCTAAATTTGGAATAAATGTCCAATAAAATCTATTGTATGTATTTGCTAAATCTGAATTATTTGAATTTAATACACTATCACAATAATATTTTGGTCTTCCTGTCTTATTTTGATATCCAAGTGGCCAGTAAGTCAATAAGAATTCCCTGCTTCTTGGTATTAAATATGTAGCTGTTTTTGTAGCAGTATCAAACATTAAAATGCTAACAGTTTCACGCCAGTTAGCAGGTTTTGTAGTTGTGTTAGAACCTACAATATTATTGGTATGTTCATATCTTATTTCAAAACCTAAATCTTTTGCTCTATTATAAACCCTGATAATTCCTTGCTGTATAAGATCAGGTAATTTAGCAACAAAAGGTTGATCTGTTCTTAGCATATATAGCTGTAAATCATCGATCAAACTTGTATATGTCATTGCCATAAATTTTTCTTTAATTTTTTGTTTTGCTTTACATATAATTTAGTATATAATACATCAGTTAGGAGTTTTTTTATACTTTAATTTTATGAAGAAAAAGTCTGTTTTCAATAATAACGAAGTAGACATAGATTTACTGGTTAATCAGCCTAAACATATAAGAAAATTGTTAGGTAAGAAAAAAGACAGAAACGAAGAAGATGAAGTAGAAGAAGACGAAGATAAAGATGATAATGAAGAAGATGATACTGATACCAAAAGTATAAGTCCTCATATGAAGCGTTATATAGAAGAGTATATTGATTCTAAGAAGGTTAAGAAAAAAGAAAGACCTGAAAATTTTATGCAAAATACTTTAAATAAATTAAATGATAAACATAAAAATTTAATTGAAAGTATAGCAAAAAAATCTAGTGATAATGCTGCTGAACACAAAGGTCAAGGTATTATTGAAAACTATCTAAAGAATAAATTTAAAAAATAGTGGATAAATATTTTAAACATATAAAAGATATTATATTCATACTACTTTTAATACGTTTAACTTTTGTTGAATATAATAATTTATATTTATTAGTTGAACTTGCCTCATCTATATTATATATTTTTATTCCTAATGATATATCAAATAAATCAAATTCAATAGATAGTATAGAATAATGTTTGTTAAATATTTAATAATGACGTTTCTATGCTCTAATTCTATATATTGTTAAATCTTTAATTTTAAATCAAAAATTAAACCATAAATTTATATTTTTTATAGTTGTGATTGGATTAATATATAATCCATATATACATATTATTATTAATAGAATACAACAAGGTCAAATAATAAATGTAAAACCAAAAGACTAACTATCTTTTTTATCTAAACTATAGAAAAATTTACCGCAACCATCACACAATAATATTAAACTAAAATAAACAGGAAAAGGTCTATCATACAAGTATTTACAGTGTTTGCAGGTATACTTAATCTCCATAAGGATCGAATATTTCTTTTAATAATCTTTTTTCTTTCTTAGCTTTTATCTCTTTGTAAAATCTCTCTAGTGCCGTATTTTCTAGTATCATTTCAGATATCAATTTGTTCTCGATAGTTGATTCTTTTATACTTTTCTTTGGTTTATGAATGTAACCTATGGTTAATCCTCTATCTTTATTGGTGTAATTTAAACTGTTAAGTTCGATTATCATGCTAAAATATTTCAAACTTATTTTAAGTTTTAAAGCTAGTGAAGTTTTGGATTTACAGTTATCAAGTAAATTCTGTAACTCTTCAATAGTATATTTTTTAATTATCTTATCGTATTTGGAAATATATTTTGAATTGGTTTTAATTTTCATTATTTTTCCTGAGAATAATATAAATAAACGCTACCAAGGATATACCTTAATAGCGTTTACCACACACAACAAAACTAAATTTATTTAATTTAAGGTAAATAAATTCTTTGACGCTACATGATGACATAGCTTAACTAGTATATACAATTATATGAAATTTGTAAACAAATATATTTAATTCTTTATCTATTAAGGTAAGTAATAGATAAGGAAAAAGGTATAGATTTTATGGATAAAACTTAAATGACAAAATTTAAGAAATCTGACTTTATAGGATAATCTTATTTATATAATAAACTATTTGTAAAGTCAACTACAGTTGCATAAATTGAGCTTTGATCGGTGTTCCGTTAGCGTTAGGAGTTATCTTAATTAATATATTGGATGCTAGTTGATTATATTGTAATAATGCTGAAACGTTAGATGCTACGGCAGGAGCAATAAAATTATTATTTGCTGCTGTTAGGCTATCATATGTTCCCTGATTATAACTATCTTTTAAAGATAGAAATACTTGATATGTCGCAGGGTTTGCAGCAGCTACCATCATATTTAAAGCATAATTAAGATTTGTAACATTGTTTTTTAAAATGTTTAATCTTATTAAAGGAAAATAACCTACTCCGGATGTACCGACAGATACAAAATTACTCCCTGGTACTGGAGGTACACCACCGTTTTGTATATAGCTGATACTTTCTATTAAATCAAAAGCATTGACACTTGTAACAGTGTTAATATTCGGTCCTACAATTAATTCTTCTATATAGATACCATTTTGATACCCTTTTATAGTAAAGTTAATATTTGATCTATCTGCGGCAGAAGTAAATGTTATTCTAGGTACAAAAGTATATTTATTATTAAAATCTATTTTTGTATCCCCTAATATACCATTAAAACCTATTAATGAATTTGGTGTTGTACTAAAAGATGTTATACCACTTATATTATTCGTGCTTGCAGCTAAAAAACTGTATTCCTTAAAAATAGACATAATACTTAACTATTTAAATTAAATTGATTATAATATTACTTATTCATTTAATCAATTATTAACTTGGAATGAAACGATATATCAATGAGATGCAAAGCAGGGGAAGAGAGATAGAGAATGAAGTTGACTCTAAAAATCTCTTTGATTCAGGAATTACTAGAGCTATTAAGTCTGCTAGACAGTCTTTAGGGTTAGATCAGGACCAAGAGCATAAAGCTATTAGAAAAGGGTTATTCCGTTTTTCTGATGCTCTAACGCAGCAATACGGTGATCCTCGGTATAGTAAAAGAAAAGGAGCAGTCAATAATCTAGCATCTATTGCTCCTGCCATGGCTAAAGGTCTTGAAGGATACGAGGATGCTTCCGATAAAATAGAACATAATAATCAGGAAGTTTATGAATGGGCTAAGAAGTTTAGAGACTCGGAAATTAAAAGATTAAGAGATCAGGATAAGGAAGCTTTTGATAGATACTTTGCCGATAAGAAACTCGGAGTAGAATTAGCAAAACTTGATGAGCAAAGAGATTATCATAAAGGAATGCTTGAGAATAGAGGAGGTGGATTTAAAGAATTTAATAGTCAACCTTATAGAGCTTTAGATAAAGTAGAACAAAGAGAAGCTAATGATGAATCAAAGAATATTCATCAAATAAAGCATGATTTAAATAGTATTGAAGATTCATATAAAAATTTAAGAGAACTTACAAAAAATAATATAGTTAAACCTGTTGGAGGTATAGCACCGGTTGTTAATTATTTCAAAGATCCTATTGGACGTATTTATGGAGCAGAACCTTTACAAAAAGAAACTGCCGCCAGAAATCTACTATTTGCTAAATTAGGTAAATTTAGAGCTCATGCAGAAAGAACATTAAAAGGAGGTGTACTTGGTCAAGGTATGTACGATAGACTAACACCATTCTTCCCTAATGAAAAAGATGATATACCTACACTCGAAGCAAAATTAAAAGATTTAAAACAAGAAATTGATTCTACTTCACATGTTGCCGATATTCGTAGTAAACACGGCATTAATTATAATTTTGGGGATTATAAACCGGAAATCAATCAAGAAACAGGTTCAGTTTCAAATACAGAGGATAATATACCTGATACTACAGAGGAATATATTTTAATGTACGATCCAGAAACAGGCGAACAAGAAGAAATTTACTATGAAGATGAACCTATAGCAATTAAAAACGGCTTATTAAGAAGATGAGTAAATTTGAGGGTTTAAGAACTAAACCAAAAAATATAGAAAAATCTAGTAAATTTGAGGGTTTAAGAATTAGAGAAAAAAAACCTAAAAAACCGGAAACAAGTTTATATGATGATATACTTAAATTCGGTGATAATACTTTAAATAGAGTAAAACAATTTGGTAGCGGAGCTTTATCTGGTATTACGAGAGCAGGATTATCAGAGGGAGCAGATCAATTCGGAGCAGGTGTTATGGAGGTAGCACCCGGAGTAGTTGCTCCAATTAAAACTGATGCTGCAATAGCCGGATCAAAAGCAGCAGAAAAAGGTTTAGAAGCTCTTGAGTCAATGAGACCTGATGAAGATGATGCTCTTGGAAATGTATTATACAAAGCAGGAGAGTTTGGAGGTGGAGTAGCAAGTACGCCTTTTCCAAGTTCTGTTGCTGTTAATGCAACTAAAAATGTTATACCTGCTGCAATTAAATCTTCTGTTCCGGATAATCTTTTAAAATTAGCAGCAAAATATACTGCTAAAGGTATCGGAAAATCATATAACACTCTTAAAAATCCTATAGTTGAAGGCTCTTTAATAGGTGCAGGATCAGGAGCATTAGAACAAGGAGGAGTTGATCCTCTTGCAGCCGATATAACTAGTATGCTTCTTATGCCGACTGCAATTCGTTCTCCAGGATACGCATATCAAAGTATAAGACATCCTAATAAAACTATATTCTATCCGACAGCTAGAAAAATGTTCGGAATAAACAAAGATAAGTTTAATTTAAGAGCAGCAGAAGCAGCAGAAAGACTTGGTATTGATTTAAATTTATCTGAACTTAACCCAAGTAATAATATTGCGTTTGCAAATAATGCCGCAGCTAAGAATTGGTTATCGCATAAAGGGGTTGAATTACATAATCAAAATATAAGAGATAGAGTAAGAGATATATTAGAAGAAAATTTAAGTTTAGTCGGACCTAAAAGAACAGAAGAAGTTGAAAGAATAATAAATAAAAAATACGGAAAATCCGATAAACTGTTCCCTAAAAATCCTGAAGATAGAATGATAACACCAAATAATTCAGTTGAAGCATTACAAACAGGATTCTCGACTAAAAGTATTGTTCCTTCTGCTGATGAAGCAGCATTATTAGCTTATCAAGAAAAAATTCTTAGTCAATTAGCCCCGGATGCTTTTATTGGCGGAGTTAAAATTAAAGATTTTAAACCAAAACCTCAACCTATAGATGCTTTGGTTATTAAAGATACAGGAAGAAGTTTAAATTCAAATGATTCAAAAAATGTTATAAATTATAAAAACCCTGAACCTAATGTTAGAAATAATGCAAAGAAATTTGGTAAAGGTTATAGAAAAGATTTAGATCAATTAGGTGAAAGATACCCAGAATGGCATAAAGCAGAAAAAGATGCCAATAAATATTTTTCTGATGTTGCAACTAGAGAAAAATTTGAGAATGCTTTAATTAATGGAGGTTTTAACTACGATAAATTTGATTATCAACCTGCAATGATGTCAAAAAATCTTAATAGCCCTAAAAAATTTAAAAAAGTACAACATTCATACAAAAATAGGTCTAAACCAATTAAAAACCAACTAGACACTAATTTAGAAGATTTAGGTTCTATAAGTGATGCTATAGTTAAACGTAATAGAAGTAATCCTAACCCATCAGGAACTGCGGCTGCTTTAACTAATTCCAATTTATTATCAAATATTGCATCTTTAGGTTTAGGTGCTGGATCGATTTTTACGGGTAATCCATTCTTAGGTGTTGCTGG